TTATTAAAGCAGCAGCAGATCTTATTAGTGAAGATACACCTAGCTATCAGTATGTTGCCGGCCGACTTATTAACTACCATTTAAGAAAGGAAGTCTACGGTGATTACAGCATTCCACCTCTTGCTGATCATATTCGTAGTGTTATTAGCGCTGGATATTATGACCCGGATATTGAAAAATGGTATACTTCTGCTGATCTTGATTATCTTAATTCAGTACTTAATCACGACCGAGATTTTCAAATTGCTTATGTGGGGATGGAACAGTTCAGGGGTAAATATTTAATTCGTAATCGTGTAACTAACCGCATGTATGAAACACCTCAGATGGCATACATGCTTATTGCTATGACTCTCTTTCGTAACTATAAGGAAGATCGACTGAAGTGGGTAAAGGACTTATATGATGCAACATCTACTTTTGAAATTTCGCTGCCAACTCCTATTATGGCAGGTCTCCGTTCGCCTCAAAAGCAGTTCTCTTCGTGCGTTCTTATCGAGACAGATGACAGCCTTGATTCAATCAACGCCACAGCTTCTTCTATCGTCAAGTATGTTTCTCAAAAAGCTGGTATTGGTGTCGGTGCCGGTAGGATTCGTGCAATCGGTTCTTCTGTTAACAATGGGGCTGTTAGCCACACTGGAGTTATTCCCTTTTACAAACTCTTCCAAGCAGCGGTTAAATCTTGCTCGCAAGGAGGTGTCCGAGGGGGTGCAGCAACTCTCTATTATCCAATCTGGCATTTGGAAGTAGAAGACCTTTTAGTTCTTAAGAATAATAAAGGCACAGAAGATAACCGTATTAGAGGACTAGATTATGGTATTCAATTCAATAAAGTCATGTATGAGAGACTTCTTTCGGGTGGAAACATTACACTCTTTTCACCTAACGATGTTCCTGATTTATATGATAGTTTTTTTATTGATTCTGACAAGTTTCGTGAGCTATATGAGAAGTATGAGCGATCAACGAAGATTAGAAAAAAGTCAATCTCTGCTATCGAACTCTTTTCAGCTTTTATGCAGGAGCGAAAGGATACTGGACGAATTTACTTGCAGAATGTCGACCATGCCAATGATCATGGATCATTCATCAAGGAAGTAGCTCCTATCAAACAATCTAACCTTTGCTGTGAGATTGATCTTCCTACTAAACCTCTTAAAGATATTTACGATGAAGAAGGTGAGATTTCATTATGTACATTAGCTGCTATCAACTGGGGAAAAATACGTGATGTATCCGATTTTGAGCGTCCTTGCACTTTGGCTGTACGTGCGCTTGATGAGTTGCTTGACTATCAGGATTATCCCATTCTGGCAGCAAGGAATTCCACTATGGCGAGAAGACCGCTTGGAGTTGGTATCATTAATCTTGCTTACTGGCTTGCTCGCAATGATCTTTCTTATCAGTCTATAGACTCAGCTGGTCTACAGAAGCTTCATGAATATACTGAAGCATGGTCATATTACTTGATTAAAGCTTCCATTGATTTGGCTAAAGAGAAGGGCGCATGTCCTAAGAGTGGAGAAACTAAGTATGGCCAGGGCATCTTTCCTATCGACACTTACAAGCGAGACGTTGACGAGCTTGCTGGAGGATTGTACTCGTGTGACTGGGAATCATTACGTGATGCTGTCAGAAAATATGGCATCCGTAATAGTACCCTCATGGCCCTCATGCCATCTGAAACCTCAGCCCAAATTAGCAACGCTACTAACGGAATCGAGCCACCTCGCTCTCTTGTATCAGTTAAGCAGAGTAAAGATGGTGTACTCAAGCAGGTTGTACCAGAAGTAAGAAAGTTGAAGAAGAAATATGATTTGTTATGGGATCAAAAGTCGCCGGAGGGTTATCTCAAAATCTGTGCTATCCTCCAAAAGTTCATTGATCAAGGTATCTCGGTCAACACGTCCTACAACCCCCGCTTCTATGAAGATGAAAAAATCCCGATGTCGGAAATGATAGGTCATCTTCTTATGTTCTATAAGTATGGTGGTAAACAACTATACTATTTTAATACAGCAGATGGCGCTGGTGAAATGGAAATTGCTCCATTACCTGCAAGTGAAATGAGTGAGGAAGATTGTGAGTCATGCAAGCTCTAATTAAAACACCTAATGAACTGAATAAAATTTCAAATTATACAAAAAAATGTGGTTACACTCTTCTTGCTAAAGACTTTGATCTATTTGATCAAAACGGATACGATCTTTCTAAAATAGAGCAGTTTTATTGCATTACAAACGGCTTTATGTTTTTAGATCATAGAGGTTTTAGACAAGCTATTAAACAAAATTGGCTAACTGATGTATCCAGTAATGAGGGTGCTCATCTTAATCATGCACTTTTATTTGAACGTAAAGGTTTTGAAGGTGAAGCATACGAAGAGTTATTAGGTTGGTGTAGAACAAACCCACGTTTTTATAAAGTTTTAAATATTAGACCTAAATGGGGATTAGATTTTTCTGTTGACTATTGCGATAGTGATGGTAATGTGTTTGAAGTATTTCATTGGGAATATGATGGTTTTAATTACAATGAAATAGTTGACATGAAAGAATCGCATGAAGAAAAATTTCTTAAAATAGACTGGAATGATGCTGCTAAAACTTTATTAAAGAAAAAATATGAGTGGTACTACCTTGATTTTTTTGATCAAAGCCGCTATAAATCAGAGTTCTTTGGTATTAGTGATGAAAGATTTAAACTTGTATTATGGAAATAAGGTGATTAATGAGCAATAAGATGCTACAATTGGACCCGCCAATTCCTTTGGACACTCCAAAAGGTAAAGGCTTAGCACATTTTCTAATTGATTATGGTACTGAGCATCATTGGCTGTGGGTAGTGTTTCAAGATGATACTGGTGAATGTTGGACATGGGAAAACACTCAAATAAGAGCACAACACAATCCTACATTTGGAAGGGTATTGAAGAAAGATAAATGACATATTCTGTATTTGATTCAACTAACAAAAAAGATCACACACAAGTAAAGGCGTTTTTTGACGATGCACCCACTATTGCAAGATATGATAGACAAAAGTATGCATGGATCGAAAAGCTCACAGATAAACAATTGGGCTTTTTTTGGCGTCCTGAAGAGGTGGACATCTACCGTGATGCAAAAGATTTTAAAGAGCTAACTCCTCATGAACAGCACATCTTCACGTCAAACCTCAAGCGACAAATCCTCCTTGATTCTGTACAAGGTAGAGCACCAACAATCGCGTTTAGTCCTATTTGTTCCCTTCCAGAACTCGAAACATGGATCACTACCTGGACATTTAGCGAAACAATACACAGCAGAAGTTATACCCACATTATTAGGAACATATATTCGAATCCCTCTAAAGTGTTTGATGAGATAACTGATATTAATGAAATTGTAGATTGTGCTAAAGATATTAGTATATACTATGACGATCTTATACAGTGGAATTGTATTACAGAAGTGGGATTAAAAAATAATATCGATTATAAACATAAGAAGGCACTATGGTTAGCTCTTATGTCAGTAAACATCCTTGAAGGAGTTAGATTTTATGTTTCATTTGCATGTTCCTGGGCGTTTGCGGAAGTTAAAAAAATGGAGGGCAACGCGAAAATTATTAAATTCATCGCTCGCGACGAAAACCTTCATCTTGCTGGAACACAACAACTACTCAAGGCGCTTATTAAAGAAGACGAAGATTTCGCCAAGATTGCGGAAGAAACAAAGGAAGAGTCAATTAGGCTTTTCGTTGATGCTGTTAACCAAGAGAAAGCATGGGCAAGTTACTTATTTAGAGACGGTTCGATGGTTGGTCTCAACGAGGCGCTTCTCTCAGAATATATCGAATGGATTGCAAATAAGCGAATGACGGCTGTTGGTCTTCCTTCACCATATAAGGGTGGTTCTAATCCATTACCATGGACACAGAAGTGGATTAGTGGTGCAGAAGTGCAAGTAGCTCCTCAAGAAACTGAAATCACATCTTATGTTGTCGGTGGTGTAAAGAAAGATGTTACTAACGACACATTTAAAGGATTTAGTCTTTGAAGCATCTAGATGTCATCATGTACTTTGGTGGTGCATTATTATATGCAACACTTTTATTTGGTGGTATAACTTATGGCTTTATTCAAATGTATGAAAAAAAGGTGCAAAATGAGCAACGAAACAGATGATTATAAGCGTGGTTGGTATGATGGTTATCAAGCTGGGCAAAAAGATAGTAATAGAACTACTATAACATATCCTGCTATCCCAGTCAACCCTTCAATTTTAGCAACTAATATATGCAATACTTGTGGTATAGATTTTAATAATAGAACTTGGGGATACGTCTGCAATCATCCAAATTGCCCCTCGAGAATTACAGCACAAAGATACTATACTATAGGTGGCGCAGGTAGTGGAGGAGCTATTGGTGGTGCTGGTCAAGAATTCTCTCCAGGTGCTAATGGCCCAGCAGGACGTCAAATAGGTGACTATATTAGTAGACCAGCGGATAATAATGGCATATATAAACCATAATAAAGACATGATAGACTATTTGCATGACACTTATGGTATATGTGCTGCAGATAAATGTAAGTGTTTAAAATCGGGTTGGTATGGAAGAGAGTGTCCTAACTGGACACCTATAGGTTTAAACAGCTTTGAAGAAATGATAGCAAAAGCTAGAGAAATAAAAAATATTTTAGACAACAATAGCAAAAGGTAAAAAAATGAATTGGGAAGAATTTGTACAGGTCGTTTCAGAACTAGTAAAAGATAAAGATATTCGTCGCCAAGTGTATGATAGAGTATTAGAATCTTGCGAGTTAGTTGAGAGTGATGTACTCCTTGCTATGGATATTGATTCTGTGTTTGATGAAGTTGCTAACGATTACATTGACTTTGAAGAAGATGTATTTGAAGAAGATGAAGATTATGAAACAGATGAAGAATATGATTATGATGATGAAGCTTAATAAATACTCCTATAATGGAGTATATTATGACTTACGAAAATCCGTGGATATATCAAGGTAAAATATTTGAGACAGAAGATATACAAGACTTTTATGGTTTTGTTTACGTTATTACAGATATATTAAATAATAAACAATATATTGGTAGAAAGTACTTCTGGTCTACTAGAAAAGTAAAAGGTAAAAAAAGAAGACAGAAAAAAGAATCTGACTGGAAAGATTACTATAGTTCTTCTAAAGTTATTAATGACATATATATTAAATATGGCCCTAATAGATTTAAAAGAGAAATTATTTCGCTTCATAAAACTAAAGGCCAAGTAAATTTTAATGAAACTAAATTATTATTTCAAAAAGACGTTTTAGAATCTGTTGATAATAATGGTAAAAGATTATATTATAATGATAATATATTAAGCAGGTATTTTGTACCTAAAGTTTTGAAAGAAGGAGAAATGAAATGAGTACTGAGTTATATTTGTTAATTGGCGCTGTTGCAGTTCTTGGTTATGTTGCTTGGAGATATTGGCCAAAGGCTGATGTTAATAACGACGGTAAGGTAGATTCTGCTGATGCTAAAGCTGCAGTTGAAAAAGTAGAAGCTGTCGCAGTTGCAGCTGTTGCTGGAGTTACAGAACAGGCAGCTAATGTAGTTGCAGATAAGGCTACAAAGGTAGCTACTAAAGCAAAGAATACAAAGACAAAAGCACAGACAAAAAAGACTAAGGGTAAGAAGTAATGAGATTTACCAACAAGGACGTTGTTATTGCAGTAGATAATAACGTCCCTGTTGTTTTTGGTGAATGTACGTATTGTAAGAGTGGTAATAGATCGTTAGTTATAGTTGATTTTGTTCCTAGTAAGCTTCATAATACAAATAGCATAGTATATCTAAAATGTATATCTTGTGATTCAGTTTACCAAACAAATGTAAAAGATGTATCTAAATCGAGGTGATGTATGGTTAAACCTGTTAACAAAAAAATTACAAATTCAATTAAAAAAGATAGACCTGTAGGCGATAGACTTTTAGCACAACTTAAAGCTTGGTCTAAGGGTAAGCGTACAATGGTTACTATTGAGAATCCAAATAAGAATGAAACAAATAAAAGATTTATTAGAGTAGAAGGTAATAGTTCTTCTGCATTTGGGCCTTGGAAGAAGCAAGAGAAGGACTTAGGTTAATGATTGAAGTGTATGGTAAACCAGATTGTAATTACTGCACTAAGGCAAAAGATTTACTTAATTCAAAATTGGTAGCTTTTGATTATTATAGTGTAGGTGAGGATGTAACAACAGAAGAAGTTATTGAGCGTTTTCCAAATGCACGTTCAGTACCAGTAGTTGTAGTCAATGGCAATCATATTGGCGGATACGAAGAGCTTCGTACATTAATTGAAGAGAAGCAAAATGCTCTTGGAATCTGAATTTACTCCAGAAAACGTAAACAAGCTTCTATCAGAAGGTATTATTACTGTTACGTTTGGTAAAATGGATGGTACAGAGCGTGTCATGAGATGTACTCTTAATCCAAACTATATACCTCTCGATAAAATGCCTAAAACTAATAAAGATAAAGATCCTGGTAGCAATACTATTCCTGTATGGGATATGGATGTAGAAGGCTGGCGCTCATTTAGAGTAGACTCAATTATTACTATTGATAAATAATCTATAATCAATAACAATAAGTAGAGTTTAAATGACTGATCCTTTCTCACCGCCTATCATGGCAAAAGTTGCTTCAGGTGTAGGCGGTTTTATTGGTGGAGCTACCTTTATGGCATTTTTACGTCCAAAAGGTGTCTGGGATGCAGCAATAAGATCGAGTGTTAGCACAACAGCTGCTATAATTGGAGCTGCAGTGCTATGTGAATGGTTAGAAGTTAAAATGACTACCGACCACTTAGTTGCTGCAGGAGCTGTAATTGGTTTTTGTGCTTGGAGTGTTCTATCATTAATAGCTAGAACATTACTTAAAATACAAGATGAAAAAACCACAATCAAGCTACCAGCATTTATTCAAAAAGAATAGTATATATTATAAGGTGTTTATATTATGATAGAGCGAAATGAACTCAATGCTCGTGCACGAGGTGGCACTGAGCTTATGCAGGAACGTTTAATAAAATACGTTCCTAATGATTTGTTGAGTAAATTCCAAATCATTCCTTCTCGAGTAAGAGAACTAGATCCTAATAAAAAGAAGATTCTCTGGTTACATGATCTACCTAATGATCCTGAATCAGCACACTTGTCAGATGTAGAATCACGTAAACGTTTTGATAAGATAGTAGCAGTATCAAACTGGCAGATGCAACTATACAATATGGTACTTGGCTTACCATATGGTGAATGTGTAGTATTAAAGAACGCTATAGATCCAATACTAGTACCTAAAAAAGAATATGATAGCACTGTTCGCATCATCTATCATACAACACCGCATCGCGGACTGGAAATCCTCGTTCCAGTATTTGAGAAGCTCTGTGAAGTGTATGAGAATATTCATTTAGATGTCTATTCTAGCTTTGGGGTATATGGTTGGGAAGAACGCGATGCACCATATCGCATTTTGTTTGATCGTTGTAGAGCACACCCTCAGATTACCTATCATGGTGCAGTATCAAACGAAGAAGTACGTGAAGCACTTGTTAAGTCTCACATATTTGCTTATCCAAGTATTTGGCCTGAAACAAGCTGTATTGCTGCTATTGAAGCAATGAGTGCAATGAATATTGTTGTGTGTCCAAATTACGCAGCGCTTCCTGAGACATGTGCTAACTTTGCTATGATGTATCCATTCCAAGAGAATAAAGATCTTCATGCAATTCAATTTGCACACACACTTAATAATGCCATTAAAGCTGTTATTGATAACGGTGGTGTTGAGAATGAGTTTATGCGTTTTCAGAAGGAGTATTTTGATCACTTCTACAGTATGGAAAAACGCGCTCAAGAATGGACTAACTTACTTAACGTCCTTCAATCATAAAAAGAGGGGGCTGAAGCCCCCTTAAGTTCTCTCTATATCGTTTAATAAATCTTCTAACCACTCAACGTCCATTGACGCCATATAATTAATACCTCTATCAAAATCATCTTTGCAATCATCTGCACGCACACCTCGCATTACTTCAAGGCGACGATATAACGCTTCTAAAATTTTTTCTTTAGGATATCTTGGTTCATCAGGTGTAGATGTATTCATGTGTTATACATCCATTCCTGAGATGCCTTAATAGCATCGACATAATTGACAAAATATGCTTCTTTAACTACACAATAGCGAGAAGCATTAAACTTTTCGCAAAAAGTAACTTTGAAATTATACATACCCCCAAAGATACTTTCCACATTAGCAGTACGTTCAAGCATATTAACCTCCTAACATAGCAACTAATGATATACCGATAACAACAGTAATCATAGAAACTTTAAACATAAAGTTTTGGAACTCAGCATCTTCTATACGCATATTTGTTCTCCTCATCATATCATTATTATAGATACATCGATAATTAATGCAACTGGTTTTTTCCTTTAAAAACATCAATAATTTCAATAATTTAAAAATTCAATGATTTCAATAGGTTAAGATTTTATAAAATCCAATGATTTCAATGTATTTTTTTGTAAAAATAACAGTTGCATTAATTACAAAACGCGCTATAATAATAATATAAGATGAGGAGATGAGATATGAATACCGACTATGCATATGAGATGTATCGCCGTATACTTTATACTGCTCTTGATCACATCGATTTTACGGCTAGCACGTCGTATCGAATGAAGCAGATTGCAGAAGAACGTCACTGCGGTAATGGATACTTCTCGTGGGACGGTATGCTGGATGATTTGACTGAGTTGCTTAATGATTATGATCTCGCTAGCGAGATCTTGAACAAGTGCTAATCGTGCCAGTGACTCACCATCACTGCCCTCTATGAACGCGAGGGGCGCTGTAGCCGAGCAGTAGGTCGGGTCGTGGTGACTCATCGGCAACAATTCGGAATTGGCGCTGTAAGAAGCCCATCAGAGGTCAGAGAGACCTTCAGTCTAACCAATACGGGCTGAGAACTTCTCACATGCAATTTTATTTTAACTCCATATGGGGTAGTAATGGCTAAAAACCTTCTACAAGTCAAAGGTAAGAAACGCGCTGTTCGTCGCTCGAAGAGCGAGTCGTATCTTGTCAATCTCAAATACTTTGGTGAAGAGCCTTTGCTCAAAGGACCGGTCGATGATTCTACTCTCGGCAAGGCTTTGACTTGGTATAACTATATGTGTGAGGATGATGAAGCGCGTGAGTACATTGTAGAGTATTTGAAAACTACAAAGCAAGATACTCTTCTTAAGAAGTTCCGTCGTGTACCTATGTCGCGTATTCCTAAGACATACGCATGGGTATACCGCATTAAATCTCGAGGCGGTGAAATTCATCCTGATACGCTTATGCGCGCAGAAAAAGCTATTCGAGAATCTCTTGAATATATGGAAGCAGAAAAGCAGGAAGATGAAACAAAACCTGTTATCGAGAAGCCTTCTATTCAAGATCGTATTGCAGAAAAGCTAAACGATTACATTGGTGATATTGAGAATATCGTTGACAATCTTCCTAAAGATTGGTCAATGTATAAGCATTTACAATCAACACAATTTCCTGCAAAACTTACTATTAAAGTAGCTGAGTTCTATCGTCCTGTTCTTGAAGAGCTAGAATCAGCTCTCGAAGGTGATGATGAACAACTTAAAGAAGCATATAAGCATCTTTCTAAACCAAAGCTGCGTGAACGTGTTGCTTTGTTTCAAGCTATTGTAGATGATTGTGATCGTTATGCTGGTAATATTCGTAAGCAGCGTGCACCTCGTAAGAAGAAAGCACCTACTACCGATAAACTTTTGAAGCATTTTCAATTTCAGAAAGAAAGCAATGAATACAAACTTAAATCTGTCGCTCCAGAAAGCGTCATTGGTGCGCAAGAGCTTTGGACTTTTAACACAAAGTATAAAATACTTACTGTTTTTCGCGCTAACGGTCATGCTGGGCTTACTGTCAAGCGTACTACTATTGCTGGCTTCGATGTAGATAATTCTATTAGTAAGCGTGTTGGTCGCAAGACAGAAGACACTTTGCAGCGAGTACTTACAGGAGGTAAAGTTGTAATGCGTAAGCTAATGGATGAGATCTCTTCTGATCCTATTAAGATTGCAGATCGCATAAATAACAATGTGGTACTCCTCAAAACGGTGAGGTAATGGATAAAGTAATTAATTTCCCAAAAAAGCCTAATCAAATATTCCCATCTACTCAAGAAGAATCTATAAAATGTCTGCAGAATGTCAGGCAAGAGTTTTGTGAAGAAGTGACAGTAGATGTGCTTGATGCAGTAACTGCAGTCCTAAGTAATTATGGTTTTATAATTAGGAACGAAGAAAATCATATTAAAGATATTATTTTCTTAGAAGAAGCTATTAAAGCTCTCACTTTTAGATTCAAAAAACTTGAGCATCCTCTACATGAAATTATTGAAGCTACAATTTCAGTTAAAGACGGGGATGAAATATCAGAGTCTGACAAATCTACAGAAATGCAGTTGAATAATTAATAATTAGTTATTATATTATATGTGTAGATTAATTGGAACTCTAAAATGATTATTGTGGATTTTAACCAGGTTATGATTAGTAACCTGATGATGCAATTAGGCAATCATACTAATACGCCTTTAGAAGAAGGTCTTCTTCGCCATATGGTAATTAATTCATTACGTTCGTATAAGCAAAAGTTTAGTGACGAATATGGTGAGATGGTTATTGCATGTGATGATAAGAATTATTGGCGTAAACAAATCTTCCCCTACTATAAAGCTAATCGTAAAAAAGCTCGCGATAGTTCAGAGCTTGATTGGTCTCTTATTTTTGATGTCTTTAATCGGATTAAATCTGAGATTAAAGAATTCTTCCCATACAGAGTCATTCAAGTAGAACACGCTGAAGCAGACGATATTATAGCAACTCTCACTGAAAATAGTGTAGGAAAGATCTTGATACTTTCCGGTGATAAAGATTTTGTCCAGCTTCAAAAACATCAATGGGTGAATCAATATGATCCTATTCGTAAGAAGTGGATTACTTGTGATGACCCAGAAAAATATCTCTTCAATCATATACTTAAAGGAGATGCTGGTGACGGTATTCCTAACGTACTTAGTGATGATGATACTTTTGTTACAAATAAGCGTCAGCGACCTTTAACTCAAAAGCGCATTGATACTATTTACAATGACGGTGTATTCATGCTTGACTCTATAGCTGATCGTAATTATAGACGTAATAGAGACCTAGTTGATCTTTCTTGTGTGCCATCACAGATTAAAGAATCTATTTTGTCTAAATACGATGAAGAGAAGGGTAAAGGAAGAGATAAGTTGTTTAATTATTTTATAAAATATAAACTTAAACACATGATGGAAAACGTTGGTGATTTCTAATGCCTGATATTACAAAGCAGACTATCTCTTCATTCTTGAAAGAGGTATCAGCTATTTCAAATCGTAAGGAACGAATTGAATATCTTTCTAAAAATGGAAACAATGGTGCACTTAAACTCATTCTACAGTATATGTTTGACCCTAGATTGAAGTTTATTTTACCTAAAGGTGCACCTCCGTATACACCAAGTATAGTACGCAATCCTAAAAGATTATATCCTGAAGCGCGTAAACTATATTTGTTTGTAGAGGGCGGCAACCCTCATCTTAAACCAGCTAGACGTGAACAACTTTTTATAGATCTGTTAGAGATAATTGATCCGGAAGAAGCTGAATTACTAATTGCGGTCAAAGATAAAACATGCCCTTTCGAAGGTATAACTAAGAAGGTAGTGCAAGAAGCATTTCCAGGACTAATACCAACATGAACAAGTCAACCAAATATCACAAGACTGACTTTAAAAATAAAAAGAAATTTAACAATAATAACGGCTACCTTGATGAAGAAAATCTTTCTTTCAAAGAAGTAAGACGTGATAAGGAAAGTAAGCATTATCGCAACTATGATAATGCACTCCGTTCCAAAAATGTAGATCGTCTTCTCTCTTACGAGGAAGAATGATGCTAGATTTATTTTTGTTTACGGTAGGATATGTTTCTATCCTACTCGTTGTGAGCTTTGTATATTATAGAATGGGTTATCATAGAGGGGTACAGGATGCTCTCCTTTCTATTAGACAGTTCGATCCTAAAGCATTAGATAAAGCATTAGATAAAATGAGGAAAGAAGTTGATGGAATATTCGATAAAAACCAATAAAGATGCCCTTAGTGACCTTAAAGAAGTATTTCAGCCTATGAAGATACATCATGGTGAAGAAGCTGAACAATTTTTAGCAGAGTATGTTATTACAGATATGAATAAAGAAGGGCTTGATCCGCTAAATAAAGATGACGTCAAAGAGTTCTGGCGTCGAAGAGGTATAGAGAGTTAATGCCTACTTACACTTTTTACGATAAGAATAAAAAGAAAGAATTTGACATCTCTATGTCTATGAGTGAGCTTGACGATTACAAAGCTCAAAACTCTCACTTAACTCAAGTTCTCAAACCAATCCCTCTAGCAGATCCAACCAGGTTAGGTATTAAAAAGCCCGACTCTGGTTTTCGTGATGTTCTAAAGAAAGCGAAAAACGCACACAGAGGGAGTAATATAAACACTTGGTAAAAGGATATTAAATGCATAATAAAGTCTCTCGCTCTGACAAAAGACAAGCACGCCAACAAAAGAAAACTGAGGAGCAGAAAAGAAATAACCTAATATTAAAACATATTGAACCGATTACAAAAAATCAAGAGGTTGTATTTAGAGACTTTTATAACGGAAAAAGTTTGCTTATTCACGGACTACCTGGTACAGGCAAATCATTTGTTTCACTTTACCTAGCATTATCAGAGCTTGAGACATATAAAGAGTATAATAATATTACTATCATTCGCTCAGTAGTCCCATCCAGGGATATGGGCTTTTTACCCGGCAGCATAAAGGAGAAAAGTAAGATCTACGAATTACCATATCAAGCAATTTGCGCAGAACTATATGGAAGAGGAGACGCTTACGATGTACTCAAAAACAAACAAATTATTGACTTTCAGACTTCATCCTTCCTGAGAGGTCTAACGATCGACAATTCGATCATAATTGTAGATGAATGTCAGAATATGACATTCCAAGAACTATCAACAATTATTACTAGAACAGGAGAGAACGCTCGTATTATTTTCTGTGGAGATTATAGACAAACAGATCTAAAATACGATAGGGAGAAGCAAGGCATAATTGAATTTATGCATATACTAAAACGAATGAATAAATATTTTACTTGTGTAGAGTTTAACGAAGAAGATATTGTTAGATCTGGTCTTGTAAAAGATTTTATAATTAAAAAGACACAACACGACGAATATATTAATGAAAAAGTGATACAATTAAATGCAATTAATAGACAAAATACTGCAAACGAGAAAAGTATTTACGCACACACCTAAAAAAATTAATTACGAACTCGAACAAGTAAATACGGAGACCGGTAGGTACTATAAGACCCCTACCGGTCTTTTGTATCCATCTATTACTACGGTAGTTGGTATTATGAATATGCAAGCCATTATGGATTGGCGCCGTAAAGTAGGTGAGGAAGAAGCTAATAAAATAACTCGTAAAGCTGCTAACAGAGGTACAAAAGTACATCAACTTTGCGAAGATTATATTGCTGATAATCCTATAGATGGTAAAAAATATTCTATTACAGATGTAGAGAGCTTTCTTGCACTTCGTAAAATTATAGACGATAATATAGATAATGTACATTGTCAGGAAACACGTCTTTATTCTGATTACTTAGAAGTTGCAGGCACAGTTGATTGTATTGCAGAATTTGATGGGCGTTTAGCTGTTATCGATTTTAAAACAGCTCGTAAGCTTAAAAAAGAAGAACATATTCAAAACTATTTCTGTCAAGCTACTGCATACTCTATTATGTACGAAGAGCGTACTGGTATACCAGTACCATATTTTGTTATTATTGTAACAGTTGATGATGAACCTCCTCAAGTATTTCGCGGTAAAAGAAACGATTACGTTAAGAAACTTCTTGAAGTGAGAAAGCAATATAAGGAGTTAAAGGGTGTCTAGTATAGCAGAAAAGATATTAGAAGTTGATAGCGAGCTTACAGCCTATTTTAAGCTTTGGTTGCGTGAATATATTAATGAGTATTGTATTGTTCGTTCTGCACCAGGTACAGCACCTCTTAAGTCGCCTAACCCAAACGATTTTTTAGTATGGGAGTTGTATCTTAGCAAAGGATTGTACAACTCAAAGTTTAGCAGTTATGTAGGTATGCTTTTCTGGGAAAAGTATGCAGAAGAATATAAAATCAAACCATTTCAGATTGCAGCTTATGAGCCGCGAGGAGTAGCAGTGTTAAGTGCTATCATGTCTCAAGCACCTTTATTTGATATTGATATTAACTGCTTTAGTATAAGACAGAGTCGTAAAGAGTATGCTTTAGAGAATATAATTGAAGGAAGCGCTGAAGATCTCCCTGTAATGATTGTTAATGATACTTCTAATGAGGATGATTCATTTGCTAAAGTGAGAGAAGTTCTTGCTGAAGAAGGCTTAACACTCTATAATAAGTCATTTTCAGTTGTTAATAAAGATGTGCTAGGGGTTAGAGACCAGTATGATATGTCTATTGGTCCAGATTATAAAGTAGAATCACTCTTTAGTATCAGAGATTTTGATTACCGTTATAATGATTATATTAGTCGTAATGAGAGATATGTTCAGTGATAATAGATAAGCATGCTTTGTTTCCTATTCTATTAACAGAGCACGAATATCCTTACAGCAGACAATTTAAAGATGTCTTTTTTGAAGATGTATATGATCATTTTAATACTACACAATCATCTTTAGATTCAGGTTATAGACTTGGCTGTATTGAGCAGTATGACTTACATCTTGTAGGAGCTTTTAAACCTCTTTATACCTTTATGCAGGAATGTGTAAAAGAGTATCTCAATCAGCTTCATCTCGATCTAGAATCTCTGGATGTGTATACGACTAAGTCGTGGCTTAATATTGTAAAGAATAGTAGAATACCACATCATGGACATGGTGATGCGCATCTATCTGCTGTATACTATCTCAATATACCAGAGGATATAAACAAACCGTTACAGTTTCATAATTACTTCGAACGTATGGAACCTTTTCCAGGTTGTATTAGATACAATAATAAAGACAACGAATGGGATCAATTTAACGCTTATACATGGAGCTTTACACCTTATGAAGGTGCATGTGTAGTCTTTCCAGGTAGAATGATGCATGACTCTGAAGTAGGTTATGATCAAGAGTTAAAAGCTATATCTTCTTTCGAAGAGTTTAAATCATTTAGAATTAGCGTAGCGGCTGACTACATTATTACATTAAATAAACATCAAGGCAAGTCTATGAGCTTACAGCCTGTTAGTAATTGGAGAATATTTAAATGAAACGTATTATGCTTTTAGGTTCAGGTGAACTAGGTAAAGAGTTTGTTATCTCTGCAAAGCGTCTTGGCTGTTTTGTTATTGCATGTGATAGTTATGACAACGCACCTGCCATGCAAGTAGCAGATAAACGTGCGGTGTTTAATATGCTAGATGCGGATGCATTACGAATGGAGATTGCTTTTTGGAATCCAGATATAGTAGTACCAGAGATTGAAGCTATTCGTACAGAAGTGCTAAAAGAATTTGAAGATGAAGGTATACAAATAGTACCATCTGCTTATGCAGTTAATGCTACTATGAATCGTGATACTATTCGAGATATTGCAGCTAGTCTTGGTATTCGTACTGCTAAGTTTGCTTATGCTGAAACAGCAGAGGAGTTAACTCATGCAGCTGCTAATATAGGCTATCCAGTTGTTGTTAAGCCTGTCATGTCCTCATCTGGTAAAGGACAATCTGTTGTAGAAAGCTTTGAAGATATAGTCAAGGCTTGGAACTATGCAGTAGAGAACTCACGTGGTGATCGTATTAAGGTTATTGTAGAAGAGTTTATTAATTTCCATACTGAGATTACTCTCTTGACTGTTAAGCAGAAGAATCATGAAACTATCTTCTGCAATCCTATCGGACATGTTCAAGAGCGAGGTGACTATCAGTATAGCTGGCAGAACAATAAGACACTCGGTGATACTATCTACGAACACCAGCTTGAGAAGATGAAAGATATTGCACAGACAATTACAGATCATCTGGGCGGAGCAGGCATCTTTGGCGTAGAGTTCTTCTTGACAGAAGATGAAGTTATCTTTAGTGAGCTATCTCCTCGTCCTCATGATACAGGTATGGTTACACTTCGTAGTCAGAATCTGAGCGAGTTTGACTTGCATGCTCGAGCAATTCTCGGCTATCCTATTCCTTACTTTGAATATTATGGTGGTGCATCTGCTGTTATCCTGGCTAGCGAAGAAGGACATGTAAAAGAATATAAAGGTATTGAAGAAGCGCTAGATCTTAAATCTGTAGATGTTCGCATTTTTGGCAAATATACAACCCGTAAGTATCGTCGTATGGGTGTAATACTTGCAAGTAATCTTAGCACTGCTCTAGAAGCTCAAAAGCTTATTACTGTGTGCACTTGATTTATTAATTGAAATATATTATAAATAAGATGCTGAGGTCGTTGAGGCGTAAGGAATAGACGTTTCGGACCCGGGGGCGGTACCCGGCGCCTCCACCATGAGCGTGTAATAAGAGTGACATGTAGGATGCGTTACACATCTGAGGGTCGGAATTCTCTCCTAGCAACACTAGGGCGCTTTTGATGGGGGCGAAATAGGATCGACGTGCGTAATAAAGGTGCGAAGAGACCAAAAGCAACGTTAGATGCAAACGATAATGCACCAATCGCAATGGCACTAGCTGCCTGAGCATGAGCTTCGAGGTGAGCTTGGAAACAGAATCACCTCACTCTTTCTTTGCGTAGGATTGGCCTTGTTTAGTACGCATAGTATATTTTAACAAGCTAAGCGGAACGCCGTGTATCCGTTACCTAAAACCTAAACACGGTATTACAAATTAAAAGGTGTTTGTCATGACAACAGATGAAGTACAATCTTTTCTTAACATTTTAACTTTTGCTAGAGATAGTCTCGAACGTAGATATTACGCTAAGAGAGATAATCTTACACTCTCAAGTGGCGATATGCCCTCCATTGAAAACTTAGAAGCTATTCCTTATCCTTCCGATAAAGATGTAATGAAGTTAGCTAAAACTCTTAAGAAATTTATTGATAGTAATCCATGAAAATTTCAAATATTAAATCAGCTTCTGACTTTATTAAAGAAATAGAATATATTGTAAAAGAAAAAAATATTGAATATTTTGAAGCAGTATTATATTATTGTGAGATGAATAATATTGAGGTAGAAACAGCAGCGTCACTTGTAAAACAAAATAGTGTATTAAAGGCACGTATACAAGTAGAGGCAGAAAATCTCAATATGGTTAAAAGAACATCGGCTAGGCTACCTATACTATGACACCGTTTGAAGCGTTTAAGTTATATACAGCTGTAAAGAACCACTTTACTAGCGAAACATATGATTACTTCAAGTATAATGGTAAAGTAAAAGCATCCGAGCATTCATTTGAGACTCGTAAAGACAAGTATATGTTTTATAAGCTTTCAAAGCGTGATGATGCATTAGAATATCTCGTTGCTAATCTTTCAGAGCACCCTACACTCTGGGTAGGTGAGCTGTTTGATCAAAAGCACGAAACAATTTACGCTGCTTACATGAAGCGTAAAGAGTCACTAACGTACATCTTTAAGAATGATATCGATTTCCTTCTCGAAGACTTCGAAGCTAACTTTAAAGTTGATGATGGTGATTATCCATACTTGCTTAAAT